ATTCTTGTAATGCTGCTTTGATATCATCAAAAGGTAACATTTTGTAAGATTCTTTTGGATTAGTTTGCTCATCTAACCATTTCTCTAACAATGTTGAATCTTCTGTTAATGAAGACATTTTCATTGAAGGTTGGATAGTTGTTTTGTTATAAGCAGTACCTGTAACATCTGGTCCAACTGTAACTAATTTAATGTCTCTACCTGACATGATGTCTGTAAAATCACCTACTTCTTCATCAGCGGCCATTTGCAAAAATGCTTCGTAAATTTCTTTACCAAATTCCCACATTTGAACACCTTCTGATTCCTCACCTCTAACGATTACAGGAGCGAATACACGTGTTTTAGGGTCTAATTTTTTAGCTAAACGCCAGTTTTCTTTGTCGTTTGTACCACGCAATTGTTTTGCGAATTCAGCAATTGGATCTTTCTCACCCCAGTTTAATGGAGAGGCAATTACTTTTTTACTACCAATTCCGTAATAGAATTTCATTTCTGTGAATGGGAATTCTTTATTGTACTTAAAAGGTACAACACGAACTGTTTGTTTTCCTATTGATGGTTTAAATCTTGGGAAAGTGTTTGTTGAGCTTCCACCTGATGATTTAGGTGTCTGCATAGACTCAAGTTTTTTCTTGATTGCATCTAGATTCATAATATAACTAATTTATTTGTTTACAACTTTAATATAATAACCTTTATTCAATAATCCAACTATAATTCAACGATTTTGAAAATCTTTGTATTTAGTTGCTTAATTTCATTATGTTGGGTAAGTAATATACAATTTTTATAATGTTGCCAATTCACCGGGAAGTGAGTATCAACAACTCCGCCGTTCAATCTTTTGATTAACTCGTTTAATGCGTTTATTGTATATAAGGTATTTGATTCTTTTTTTCTGTGTACCAAAATAGTATTTTCGGGAATGTCGTTTACATTTCCTTGATCCACGTTATATGTTACAACATATTCGTTATTGCTTTTAATATGCAGTACGAACATTTTATCATACATTATAACATATTTGTTAGCCAAACTCTCAATTAGAGTATCTAACTCTAAAAGAGGAGTAAAAGTGCAAAACAGTCTATTATTCATGGATGTAAAATCTAATAGTTGATCGTAATCATATTGATTATACATATATGAAGGCTGTTCAAGAGTATTATACATAACTTTTATTTTATATTGGCATAATTAGTGCCCGTTTTTACTTTAAATTGTAGATTTTTTTCATTTATCACTTTTGCTATTTCCTTTAGCACATCTTTCTCGCTCTTATCTACATCAAACAAAAATGAATCGTACACATATAATACGAGTTTTGTGTTTTTACCTCGTAATATTTTAAATATTTCATACAATATACAAACATTATTTGCTGTCTCCAAGTTTTGTAACACGTAATTCAAAAGTTTTTGTGGATTCATGTTTTCCAGTTCTTTTTGTTTGAACTTATATCCTGAAATAGGGCACTCAATGGATCCCCCATATTGGAAGTCATCCCATAAACCATCCGTATATGCTATTACTTTTCTAAAGAATGGTAGGTTTTGGTATTCTTTCCAAACACCTCCATAGATTTGTTTGAATGTGATTTCTTTTGCTTTGGCGTAATCCACTCCATACATTTGAGCAAAACTCCCATGAATATCGTCGCTATCGAAAGTGTAATCCAATAAGTTAGCAAGAAGGGTAGGATGATAAGCAGAAATATCCATTTCAACAAAAATATCATTACGCGGTATAAAGCACTCTCTTTCTCCATTGTTTTTATCTAAAGCTGAAAAATTAATTCCCCCGAACGCATTTGAGGGTCTTGTGGTTAATGTATTTAAATTATATTGCGTGTAAATAAACTCGTTTACCTCTTTATCGAAGTACTGCTCGAATTTGGTTTGGTCCACTTTTATACCCGCTCGTTCTAGTTGATTAAACACCAATGCCGCCTTATTGTAAAACGGATTTTGGTTTAAACCACTAAAATTAACGTAGTTTTGTTCACATACCTCATAGTGTTTTACGATCGGTACAATTGTGTTTAGATTTTGTATCTCCGGATACCTATTGTATAACTGCGTGTGAGCTTGTGTTAATTGAGGTATATACGTATGGGGGGAGGGTGATGGTTGGTAACAGTGCTTTATAGGGAAATAATGTAAAAATTCTTTTCTATCCCTTACATAAATTTTTTCAATACTGTTTAATACCTTTTCTACCTCCTCTAACTCAAAATTTATTGTTTCACTATGGTTTACCGGAATAATATATCCTTTTGGATCGTTTTTTGGTTTAAGATAAATAGCACACACACTATTTTCAATAGGATGAAGGTTGTGTGAGCAAGGAATTACATCAACGTAAGCCTCTTGGTGACTAATACGACAAATTGTTTCTATATGTTTAATATCTTCTATAAGCCAATACATGCTTTAAAGATACAAACTATATTTTAGGATTCCAAGTAATATTTTGAAAAATCGTTCTTAAAATATTGAGTAAAACCATACCATGATAAATTTTGCTCAATTGATTGTACCGATCCTTTATTTGAATTATATACTTGTTCTCTATTACCTTTAATTAACCAAATTATTTGAGTAGGATTATATAAATCCCATGCTATTTTAGAGTCTTTAGCTCTTAATTTATTGTATGTGTTAAAATCAATTTCCATATATCTATTTTCATTTGTTTTTTTGCAAAAATATCTACTAAATTGACCTTGTTGTTGATCTTCGGTGGTAGGTAAAGTTGCATTAAATGAAGGTGTTGACCTATCTGGGAGGGATTTTGTGTATTCTGGGAATATGGAATATGTTTGGATAAGATTTTGGTCTAAAGATGCTAGTATTTGAGGATCATTAGTTGCTTGGGTTAATTGGGGGGGTTCAATTAATAATATATTAGGAGGAAATTCAGGAGATTTTCCAGTATATTTATTTCCATTTGAAACTTCATAGTAATCTCCCTTATATTCTTGATTAGTGGTTGAAAGAATATATTCACTTCCATTAGTGAATAAATTTAATTTTATTTGTGATTTAGGATAATACATTTTTTATGAAATTAGTTTTTGAACCCAAGGAGTATTATTTATAGCATAAATAGCATTAGCATAATTTTTTGTTACAGAATTAGCTTTTCTACTTCCTTTTCCATTAGATCCATTTTGAGTAGCTTGAACTCTTACAGGGTCTGAAAGGTAGGCTTTATCATTTTTAACTAGTCTATCACCAAAAAATCCATAAATTTTTCCATACACTAATATAGCTACCGAGACATCTACATTATTTACTAAATCGGGATTAGTTACAATGTTTCCTTTATTTGGGAAATATTTAGATATTAGATTCTCTTGAACATTTTCATAGTTACCTTTAAATGTAATTTGAGTCATTCCTCTACCTCTATATTTCCATCCTTCATTAGGACCATTACCATATCTTTTACCATATAAAAGATTTGCTAAAGTTTCTTGGCTTCCTGATCCTCCTTTAGATGCGGGGATGTATTTTAAAGCTATTTCATCTTTTTTAGGGATTCTTGAACCAAATACTTGTCTAGCTCTAGCTAAAGAATATGCAAAGCTTTCACTTCTAGAAGGATTCCATTGGGTCTCTCCACCAGCAACTGCTAATATACATGTTAATCTTTCTTTATCTGTAATACCTTTACTTTTAGCTAACTCTACTATTTTAGTAATAACATTTTGTCTACTTTCAGGTACTTTACCTTTAGTTATTTTATCTACTTTATCTATAGATTCTTGTAATGATGCTGGAGGTATTTCAACTACTGATAATGCTCCTGATTTTGGTATTACGGTTGTTTCTAAATCAGTTTCCCAATCATTATTAGATAATTTATGTGAAACACCTGTTATTATTAAATCCATATTTTTACCATATGCTTTAGGTAAAAATTCAGTGTTAACGTTTAATTTATTATATATTTTTATACCTGATAGACCATCCATAGCCATACTTAATTTGAATGGAATAAATCCAATAGTACCTCCGGATGTGGATTTTTCTTTTGAAAGTAAATATTTATAATATTCTGTGGCAATAGATATATTACCTTCTATTATATCATCTACTAATGAAAATGTGTTTGGATTCAATGTTGAAAATCCATATCTACTAACATATCCTTCGCTTAAAAATCTATTTACATAATTAAGTTCCGCTTCATCAACACCTCCTGGGGGTTTAATTGAGTCTATATTTCCTGGGGTGAATTCTTCTTTAAATCTATCTCGTAAACCTACATTCCATTTTGAAAATGCTGTTGCTTCAGTTCCTTTAACATAACCACCTGCTGTAGCTCCAACTGTAATCATTGTAGCATATTCTGGGGTGATGGCTGTTTTTAAATCAACTTTACGGATAAAATTAGAAGTATATTCTTTCCCTGATTTGTGGTATCCATATAATTGGAGCATGTAAGATGTAATAGGGTTGGCACCAGAAAGTCCAGGTATGGGAGTAGTGTCAATTATTTTAAGGGTATTTGAATTCTCATCAATTACCGGTTCTAAATTATTTATACCTCCTAAAGCTTTGTTTAAACCCGTACATATACTTGAAAGAAATTCAAATAAATTTACATCTCCTCTATCATCTTCTTTTAAAGATTCTAAAACAAAATTAAAATTTAAATATACATTCATAGGATATGCAACATTATAATTTTTACTTTCACCACCATCGATAGGTCTAAAAATCAAAAGTTCATCAAATACTTTAACTGTTCCTCTTCCCGAAATAAAATTAGAATTCCTAACAATACATACTCTTGGATCTAAAGATATTTGATTAGGTAAAGAATACATATAATTATTCCACTGGTTTGAGTCTATATTAAATATTGGGGGGTTGGATTGGTGATTATCTCCAATTTTTACTCTTGGGAGAACATTTTTTTTAATATAATCTAAAAGATATCCAAATCTAATATAGTATTCGGGTTTTTTGGATTTTAACATAAAAGCAGCCTTAGATGGAGCATCTTTTAATGGATTATCTACCGTTTGAGGTCTATTTTCAATTGTTTTATATGTTAATTTAACATTTCTAGCTGTTGGATTTTTTTTTTGAAAATTTTCTAAAAATAATTGTGCGTCTTTATTATATTTTAAATTATCATATTCTGATTGGTTATAAAATTCTCTTTTAGTTTCTTCCATAATTATTTTAAATTTTTTCTGAAATTTTAACAGGTTGTATAACTCTACTAGCACCATTTGCTGTTCCACCAGTAACGTTTTCATCATATGTAATAGTAAATTCTACAACATAGTCGGAGGCTTGAATAGAGTCATCACTTATTCCTTCTTGGGTTTTGGATAAAAAATTACCAATAGGATGGATAGTATCATCACCTGTAGTAATAATATTAATTACATTATTGTCTGATGTATTTTGGTTAAGATATTTCCAAATATATAAAAGAGAGGAAATAGTATTAGCATCTTTTTTGTCTTCTACTAAATCTGGTTCTGATGGGGATGTTTCATCGGGGTTAGTATCTGTTGTTGTAGTACCAACGGCTTGTAGGAATTGTGATGTTTTAATGTCAACAGAAATATTAGTTTTTAAAGATTCTATTACATCCCCTAAACTAATAATAGTTAATTCTATATCATATGAACCATCATCATTAAAAGTCCAACTAAAATTAGATATTTTTCCAAACAAAGCATCATAATTTCCAGCATATTCTGTTCTTTTATTTTCAATAGGTGTTAAAAGATCTAAATATGAACCATTTTGCACTTTATTAAAAAACATTTCCTCCATAAGTGTGCTACGGATAATTACCTTGCTAGTTCCATTAGGTGTGAAAAAAGTATTTCCCCATTCAAGTAAAACAGTATATCCTAAGCGTAAATATAATAAATCAATTATATCAAATTGTGATCTATCATTAGCTTTTAATTTAACTGTAGCTTTTTTAAGAGAACCTCTATTTAATGATTTAATATCAACACTTTCAATCCCAACCATTGGAGAAAATCCAAATTTAGGATCATAGGTATATGAACTATTTGGATCTCTTGGAAGAAAACCATCTCGTTGTTGGAGTTTATTAAAATCTCTATCTTCTACTTTAGCTAAAGTAGAGGTTCCACTAAATAAAATATTATTTTTAGCTAGACCCATTCCTTGATATGTTTCTTGTTGAGATTTTGAAAAACCTATATCTTCTAATCTATCTTTACTCACAGAAACTCCTGATCCTAATTTTATCCAGGATGTATTAGAGTTTAATAAATTTATTTGGGTGTCAGTTCTCTTATTTTCAGTAGTATAAACACCACTTCCTTGAAGTTTTTGTCGAGCATTGATTTGGTTTGCTACGTATTCTTCTATTGGTTCGCCTATAACATTAGCCATAACTTGTAGTTTTATCTATTTAACATATCATATTGCATTAGTATACTTGATAGTCTACTTGGTGCCGGTATTCTTATTTGTGTACCCATAGCTGGGTAAAGTGATGATGAATCTTGGTGTGGATTAGCATAACTTATAATCCACCACAGACTTGTATCTTTATAAAATTGGTAAGCCATTATATCATATCTATCACCTTGTGTAGTATACAAATATATATCTTGGGAATCAAGTGAAATTGAAGGGTATTTTACATTTATAAACCTTCTTTTTTGATCCTCAACTGTTTTGATAATTGGAATTTGTGAATATCTAGACATTTTATTAAAATTTATAATCGAGGAATAGTAGAAGCACCAAAATTATTATTTGTAGTAGTGTTTTCTTTAGTTGTAGGGCCTGATCTTTGGTTAGAAATTATATTTTGTTGTGATAATGATGGTGAGGGTATAGTAGTTAATGGTTTTAATGGTAAATCTAAATCCTCTTCTTCTAAAGCATCAAATGGGTTTAATGGATCTATATATCTTTGATTTCCTGGGGAGGAAAGTACTGTACTTTTAGAAATACCTTTTCCATTTAAATCAAAATCATTTTTCCATGATTGTTTAGATGGTCTAAATTTATGGATTGGGGTGAAATTAAGTTGTACTTTTATCATATGTGGAAGTTGTCTTAAAGTACCAGTTGTTCTTTCAATTTCCCATGGAGATTCTTCAGGAATATCATAAGATAAAGATGTTATTATTCCGGGTTGATCACTTAGGTAGTCGCCTAAATTTATATAGGCAATATTTCCAGCCATATAACCTGAGGTTAAACTATCTAGATATTCGGGTGCAAGTGATGATGCTAAGAAATTTAATTTATCATACATTGCATTTAATTCATCTTTAGATTGAGCAACAACAGTAAAAGCCATTGATATTTTTCTATCAAATCCACTATATTTGTAAAGTTTTTCACCTCTACCCATATAATTTATTGATTTCCAATCAGCATCATATGAATCAGAAAATGAATCAATGAAAGATCTAAAATGCATATATTTTTTAAAGGAATATGTTGTTCCTGATCCTGGTTTATTTTGATCATCATTATTCAATATAGCTATAGAAAATTGGATCATATCTTCCAAATCAATCCCAGCATAGGTTCCATATATAGATCCATTTGTAGGTGATTTTGAACTTTCTGATTTATAAATTGGGTATGCGTTTACTTTATCTAATGGGGATGATGTTTTTTGGTTTGGTAATAAACTTCCTTTTTTATAGTCTGATCTATTTCTTAATCTACTCCCCGGGCTACCTAATCCAAATTTTACTTCTATATTATTTTTATCAGTATATCCAGAAGTTGATGTTAAAAATGATTCAGTTTCTTTAGATGGTGAAATATTTTCTCTAAAATCGTTTAATGTAGTTGAATTTAGATTTAAACCAGATAATGTATTAAATTGTTTATAATCCCAAGTAGCAAACTTAGATGTTTGTGTAATATCAATATTAGATATATTAGTATTTAATGATGGATTTAAAATGGATTTTAAAACATTCCCAGCATTATCAGTAGCAAATTTTATACTTGTTTTACCAAAACCAACATTTGAACCAGCTCCACCACCATATGAAATTAAAGTAGATGAATTTGGTAAAAGTTGATAATTTTTAACACCATTAAATGAAATATCAGGAAAAAAAGTATCTGTAACTGAATATTCAGCAAGACTAGTTAATCTGTTATCAGAAAAATCAAATCTAGGTCCACGGCTAAATTGGTTTTGTTTAATAGCATCTTGATATGTAACAATACCTAATCCAGGGATAAGACCGGTTGGGTCAATTCCTTGTTTATTTAAATGTACACCTGTAAGTCCTACAAATGCTTGTCCTATAGTAGAAAGAGGAGTATAAATACCTTCATTAAATACTCCACCACCATATCCAGGTTGGCTTAGGGAAGCTTCTGTTTTTGTTCCTGTTCGTGATAAGATATTTTGTTTAGCAGAAAATAAAATCCCATTTGGATTTTGTAAATCGGTAAAATATTTTGTTAATCGAGCAACATCTTCAGCAGCACTTAAAGGAGCTAAAATCCCACCTCGTAATATAAAATCATTGTATAAAGATGGATTTAAAGTATCATTAACGAGTCCTTTTTTAATATAGGGTTGTCTACTGCTCCCTCCCTTTGGTCTATCATTACCAAATTTGAGTGATTTCAGTCGGGTATCCCCATCTTGTAATTTTTTAAAAAGACTCATTTAATGTGTTTTTATCCTGGTAAATTGTTTAAATAAGGTATTCCTTGTCCACCTGATGATACTGAAGGGATTGTTCCATTCATGTCTAATTGTGAAGGTAATGGTAATGGATTTGTAATCCCATCATCATATGCATTATATTGTCCCGCTACTGTATTAGCTTGGGCACCATTTAATGAATATCCAGGAGCATTTCCATCAGCATGTAATTTTGATTGTTGTGTAGCTAAAGGATTAATTGGTGGATTAGTACCATCATATGCTGTATAAGCAGATCCTTGAGTTGTTAATTTGTCTAAAAGTCCCATGTTTATTTTTTATTATAAATATTATATATTATGACATTCGGTAGCTATTTTTTCTACTTTCATCTCCTTGAGTGTTGGGTTGTGCACCTGTTGTAGCTTCAATTACTTTTTTACCATCAATTGATACATTTATTGGTCTATTAGCTAAAGCATTAATATCACGTCGTAATTCAGCAATAGCACCCACTACAGCAGACATATCAGTACCCCCAGAAGATTGTTTTTTTCCACCTTTTAAATTAGTTCCAGCTACAATAGAATCTTCTTTATCTAATTGAATAGATCCTTTTTCACCGGATACTATTAATCCCCCTTTAGGATCAATGGCACCATCTTTAATTGAACCTATTAAACCAAAACCAGCAGCTAAAATACCAGCGGATGCTGCTAAACCTAAAGGAACACCCACTATCGGAATTGCTGCTAGAGAAGCATACGCGGCATAAGCGGCATATATAACAGCTATAGATGCTATTCCTTTAATTAGTTTCCCAACGGTACCTAAAGGACCTATTAATTTAGAAATTCCTTTTCCTATTGAACCAAAAAAATCAAATAACATACGAACGGGGATTAGTATAGTGTTTACTATATCTAACATTCCTATTAAACCATCTACCATTCCTAAAATACTAGGAGCCATAGTAACAAATGTTTCTTTAATTTTTTCTAGTTGTTGAGAAATTTTTTCTTGTTTTGATTGTTGATCAACCATATTATCTAATTGACCTTCTTGAAGCATTTTTGAAGCTTCTTCTAGACCATATTTTTGTTTAGCTGATTCAAATGCTTTTTGTTCATCTTCATTTAATGCATGACCTATAGATTTTAATGCTTCTTGTTCGACAAGTGTATCCGCTAATTGATCTGCTGTCATACCAACAGCTTTAGCCATAGCTTCTTGTTGGATACGATTCATTTGACTAAATTCAGCAGCTGATCCAGCTTGTTTTGTAATTTCTTCAGCTACTGTTGCCAGATCATTATTTAAAGCCGCATTTCTTGCTTTTTCTAGGTTTATATCTTTTCCTAAAAGTAATTCAGCTGAAAGTTCATTTTCAATTGAAGATTCAAAATCAAGCAATTGATCTGCTATATCAGCTACTTTACCTAAATCTCCACCCATTAATTTAGCAGCAACTGCTGCTTTTGCTAAACCTTCAGCACCACCTTGTAAAGATAATTTAGTACGGTTAGAAACATTAGCCATATCAGCCATAAGTTTCTTAGTATTTAATGCTACACCTTTTTGGTAAGTCATTATTTTTGCTGAAGCCTGGAATGATTTAACATTTTCTTCTAAACTTCCTCCAGTAGCCATAGAATATTTTTGCATGCCCAATATTTCTTCATTGGTCATACCAGCTTGTTCACGTAATTTGGTAAATGTTTTTAAATCTGATTCTGATAATTTACCTGCTGTTCCTAGTTCATTATTAACAGCCATAAGGGATTCTTGGAGGGCTCTAGTATTTAAAGCAGAGTCTCCAGAAAGAATAGCCATTTTATTTAATTCATCTCGTACACCTTCAGCTTGATTATAGGTGATATTCATCCCTTTAGCTAAATCACCTGTAGCTTTATCTACTTCCAGTATAACTGAAAGCATAGTTCCTAGTACTGAGGTTAAAACATTAGCGGGGTTTAATACTCCTCCTGAAATTTGGGAGCCTATATTTTTAAAAGCGGCGCCTAATCCTTTAACTCCACTTCCTGTTTCTTTTACTTTTTCTCTAGCAGAATCTAAAGCTTTATTAGCATCAAATACATCTCCTAATATAGGAATTTTTGATATTCCTTTTAAGACACCACCTACAACACCTAATTGTTTGTTTATTTTAGTATAAGAATCTAATTCTTCTTCTACTTTTTTAACAAATTCTTCTTCAATAGCAAATTTATCTTTAGCAGCTTTAAGAAGAGCTTTTTCTTTAGAATTTAAATTTGTTTTATTTTTTAGTTGAGACGCTGCGGATTTTAATTCACGGAGAGCTATTTGGGAGCGTTCTTTTAGTGTTTGAAGTTGTTTTTCATTTAATGTAGAAATTTCCTCTTCAGAATTTTGTAATTTAAAAGCAACACTTTGTAAAACAGAATATGATTTTGATGCTTCTTGTATAGCATCATTCTGTTTCCCTATTTCCTTATTTATTTCTTTAAGGATATCTCTTTGTTCTTTAAAAGATTCGTTATCAGGAGATTGAGGTTGGTTCTTTGCCATTTAAAATATTTTGTTATAAATATTAAAGATTAACATTTTTAACCGTATTTAATTGGTTTTTTAGTATTAGCTGCTTTTTGAAGTAATTCTGGGGTTTTTATAGTGCCATCAGAATTAATTACAGTCTGTTTACCACCACCGTTTTTTCCAGGGTTTTCAGCAGCATCTTTTTCTTCTTCATAATGATTTTTTATTTCATTAAAAGTCCAACGGCGGAGCCAAATTGGCATATTGTAAACAGTATGCCAATCATAACCTCCTTTACCGTAAAATACTATTTGGTGGATTTGATTAAATAGGGACGCTCTAGCGGGAGCAATATTATTAGATGTCAGGCCAAAAAAAGCTAACCCCAATTGGGATATTGACTCTATTGCTCCTCCCACTGGGAAAAAATGTTAAGTCAACGTCAGGTTGAATTTCTTTAATATATTCACGTAATGCTCTTGCATCTTTAGCTAATAAAGCAGTATCAACAAATTCACGAATATCTTTTTTATCTCTCATCCCCTCTATTGAAGTAATCATATATTTTAAACGAGTAGACATTTCAGGAGAAGAATCTTTATTAATTTTCTTTAAACCTTCTAACTCACGATTAATATCTTGTTCATCTTTATGAGTTAAGATTTTAAATGTTATATGGTTTTTTGAATGTGGAAGAGTAAATGAAAATTCATTTACATGAGATGTAAATAAGGATTCATCTAATTTTTTATTTTCAATTTGTGATAAATCAACTGTTTGAGATTCTCCATTATAATCAAATGAATATTCTGATCCATATCCTAAAATACGAGCAGCAACCATGATTGCGTTTTTATCACCAATTAATAAATCTTCAAAATTGATTTTAGATACTATTAATGATTTCATCAATTTGTCTAATACAGTACCATTTTTGATATATGATTGATTAGTTAATATGTCCTCTTCTCTAGCGGTCATATATTTCATTTCAATCTCACCTTTTGCTAATTCTGTTCCTTCAGGATAAAGTAAACCTTTAGATGGTAACTCAACGATTTCCGTTGGTAATTTAAATTTTGATTCTTCCATAATTTTTATTTATTATAACTTAATTGTCCTATATACATATATTAAATAGAAGTAATATTATCAGGATTTACATTATATGTTAAAACTCCTTCTACTTTTAATATTTCTTTACGAATAGCTTCCATTTTTGTACGATCAAACCCACCTTTTGCAATCCAAGGATGACCATCAACTTTTACAGTCATTATTGACTGGAATTTCTCAGTATTTTGTTCACTATATTCCATTGGTTCTTTTACAGATGCTACTGTAATTCCTGGGATTGAGCGAATATCAGAAAATATTTCTTTTTGAGGTCGTTGTTTGATATTGGTAATAAGCATACCAACCATTTTAAATTTGTCTTGATATTCCTCGTTTAGAACTTTATTTAGTTCTTCTTTTACTAGCGTACGTAAATTGTTTAATTTCATATAATGGTATATGCTATAAATATTGTATAGTCTAATTTAATTAACGTGTTTATTCGTTAATATATAATAGAAAAATAAAAGCTCCAAATTTCTTTGGAGCTCTTGTATAATTTGTATTTCTTAGTAATTTAAGATACAGTAATCTGGTTGAACTGTTACTTGGATATTTACTGGTGTTCCATCATCATCCCAGTTATAATCACCAAAGTTAACTTCTGTAATTACAGCTCCTTTAATAATCCATTCAGAAACGATATCACCTACAGGTCCGATTACGTTGAATGTGATATCTTTTTTATAGAAATCAGAGTATCCATCTCTACCTGTTACAGATTCGTGACCTAAACGTACCCATTCCATTACTGCTTGAGCTCCACTTGGTGTGATTGACTCATACATTGTAAATTGGATAGTGTTCCAAATTGTTTTTCCTTTTACATAACGTTGAACGTTAATGTGGTTAAGAGCAACTGCAGTTTGTGTTAACGATACAGCACCTACACCTTTAACCAAATATGATGGTACTCCATCCATATAAAGGATAAAACGGTTACTTTGTTTAGGTTCAAACGCCGTGTAAAATATTTCGTTTGGATTTAAAATTGCCATTTTTTATTATTTTAGTTTCTTTTATTATAAATATTAAATATTTCTATTTTTTATCCAGGAAATTCAGCTCCTGTTGGTTGTAAGATAAAATCTAGAGATATAAATTCAGCTGTACGTGTTGGTTGGATGTAAATTTGTCCTACTAATTGATTTTGATCAATTACTGCTGGTCCGTTATTTGTATCATCCATAACAACTTTATAAGCATATAATCCTTGTTTTTGTTGGATTCCTTCTAGGAATGGTGATACTCTAGATACAAATGAATTACGTGTTGCAATTGTATTTTGTTCAAATACTACTGTATCAGCAATTTGACGGATATAATTTTTCAATTCAATCATTAAACGTCTAACATTCACACGATCAAGAGCAGATTGAGATTTTTGTAATGTTTTTTGTCCGTATACTACAACACCTTGTTTAGGTAATGTTGCAATTGGATTAATGTTATTACTATATAATGTATCTCTATTACCTTGTGATAATTTTAATTCAGCTTGTAATACTGTGTTTAGTCCACCTCTGTTAATACCTGCTGGTGCGAACCATGGAGCTGCTACTTTATCGTTATTAGCATATACACCTGGTATTACAGTTGAAGCTGGTACCCAAACATGTTTTCCTGTTGCTGGGTCAATGATACGAACCCAAGGCCAATATGTTGCAGCATAAGAAGTATCTCTAGTATTAGCTTGTGTTACTGCTTCTCCAATTGTACTTCCAAATACACCTAAATCAGTTACATATAAATTATCTCCTCTAGAGATAGTATTAGTAATGATTTCTGTTACTTGTGCTGTATGAGTATCATTTAATAATCCAGGAGTAAATAATACATTAAATTGGTATTGTTCAGCATTTCCTAATAAATCAATCATATTATCATAACTAGTACCTACCAAACCTTGTGTGTTTGCAGCAATATTATCATACAAATTAATAGTATTACTTACAGCACCTGTTGCTAATCTAAATGATCCACTTCCGTTTAATGGAATTGATGCTGTATAAGCAGATACGGGGATTCCATTAGCGTCAAAATAGTTTGGTGTATTATAATTAACCGATTTAATACGAACATATCGTGAATTGTTTGGATAACTTCCTGACAATTCCATTTGATTTGTAGTTGAGTTGTAATTTAATACTTGGTCACCTATTACTTTAGAAATATAACGGGATGAATTTGGATCTAAATTAACGTTATTAAATGCCTCTAAAACAACTTTATTATTTGTTATATCATTACCTCTTCTAACTAATACATTAAATGTTCCTGAACCAGTATTTGAGTTTGTAATTTCCCATCTAACATTATCTGCACTTCCAGATGCTAATGCTCCTGAAACTTCTGATCCTGAGTTATTCATGGTAACCCCTTTAGATAAAGTTTCTAAAGTGAATGAAGAAGAAGCAACATTTAAATAATTAGAAACCGTTGTACTTGTTGCAGATGTCCATGTAGATGAGCCAGTTACAACACGAGCAACTAATAATGAAGTTCCTCCATAATTAAAGTAATTATATGCAGCTATTGAAGTAAGGTATGAATATGAATTACCTCCACTGATAAAAGTGTCTCCAAATAATGTTTGGAAATCAGAATATGAAGTTACCAAAGTTGGTACTTCAACAGGACCTTTCACTGTTGGGCCTATAATAGCAGCACCAGCTTGAACAGGTTGACCTGTTAAGAATGTGTTGTCTATTTCACTAATTGCTACTCCAGGAGAAGTTGTAAAATTTGCCATTTTATGTTTTTATTATAAATATTAATGTTCTTTCTAAAATATATTATTAAGCAGGAAACGTTGCACCTGTAGGTAATATATTAAAGTCTAATATAATAAATTCAACTGTTTTTGTTGGTTGAATATAGATCTGGCCTATTAATTGGTTGTTATCTACTACGTTAGGTGGGTTGTTAGATTCATCCATTATTACTCTAAAGGCGATTAAACCCTGTTGTTGTTGAACAGAAGCTAAATATGGATTAATTACTGCTAAGAAATTATTTCTTGTAATCGTATCATTTTGTTCAAATACAAATGTATCTGCTACTTGAGAAATATATGATTTTAACTCAATTAATAAACGACGTACGTTGATACGATCTAAAGATGATCTTTTCTTTTGTAGTGTTTTTTGTCCAAATATTACTACTCCTGTATTAGGATAAGTTGTAAGTGGATTGATATTTGCTTGATATAATGTATCTCTATTACCTTGAGTCAATACACGTTCTGCTTGTGTAGCCGTAGTTAGAACACCTCTGTTAATACCTGCGGGTGCAAACCATGGAGCAGCAATATTATCATTGAATGCATATATTCCTGGGATTAATGTTGATGCAGGTACCCATACTTGATTAGCTGTACTTGGGTCAATTGTTTTAACCCAAGGCCAATATGTTGCAGCGTAAGAAGTATCATATACTGATGTATCTGTTAATACTTGGGAAATTTGAGCTCCATATTTTGAAGAATCAAATACTACCATCATATCTCCTCTATTTTGAGCAATAGAAACCATAGAAGTAATTGCAGATGTAGCTACACCTCCTGTGTTAGATATTAAACCAGGAGCAACTAATAAATTGTAACTAAATGCATCTTTATTTGCTAATAATGAAATAGATTCAGTATAAGCACTAGCCGATATACCTTGAATATTTGTTGAGGTAGTAATATTTTCGTAATAATTTGCTACTACACCTGTTGGTACATTTTTTCCTACAGCACTTCCAAAAGAACCACTTGAATTGATTGGAATAGAACCCGTGTATATAGGTTTTGGATTGCCTACATTATCGAAATAGTTAGGTGTTGATTGATTTACTTGTTTAACGCGTACACACGTTGAATTATTTGGATAATTTCCTGTTAATTGAACATAATATTCACCATTATCACTAGCTACACTTTCAACTTGATTACCTATTACTTTTTCAATATAATTTGAAGAGAATGGATCTAAAGATAATGGACCCCATGTTTCAACTACTGATGGTGAGGTTGAAGTATCATTACCTTGACGAATCAATAGATTAAATGTACCTAAATCTGTATTAGCATTTGTAATTTGCCATCTAAAATTATTTGATGAACCACTTAATAATGTTCCTAATGATCCTGTTGGGCCCGTACTATTCATAATAGCACCTTTAGAAATAGTTTCTAATATAAAAGGTGCTGTATTATATGGAGAACCTGCAGAATGTGCTGAAGATGATATAAATGATGAGGTTGCTGAGGTGAATGTTTCTCCTACTACTCTAGTTACAAGTAATGAAGGACCTCCATTATTAAAATAGTTATATGCTGCTATAGAAGTAAAATAAGTGTAGGTGTTACTTCCGCTAAGGAAAGCATCACCAAACTTATTTAAATAATCTGTATATGTTGTTACTATTGTAGGAATACCTACTTTACCTTTTACGGTTGGTCCTATAATAGCAGCACCTGCTTGAACAGGGGCTTGAGTTATAAATGATTGATCATTTTCTATAGCTAATACACCAGGTGATACAATTGTTTCTGCCATTGTAATTATTTATTTTATTATAAATATGGTGTATTTCAACCCAGATTAATCTATCAATGTAATTTCACCTGTTTCCGGATCAATATTTGATTTTCCGTATTTTTCAAAGATTGTTTTTGTAAAATCTTGTTCTTGACTAGATAAATCTTTCAAAGCACTTTTAACTGATTCATGACGCATGTCTAATTGGGTTCTAATCATTTCGATTTCACCAAATTCCATTACTAATGATTGTGTTTTTTGTTGAAGTGCTGTTA